AGTCCCGCCCATAGGCGTGATCGTGCGAAAGTGAGGTGGGGCACAACAAGAAGGAGAGAGTATGGCGAATGCAATAAAAAAGGCAGCAAGAAGTCGTAGATCACACAGAGATGATAAGAATTTCAGACAGTTTGCGTGGAATGCGCATCGGAGAGCTGAAGAAAGAGCAAAGATTCAGTTTGGTCGTATGTTAGCAGAAGAAATGAAAAAGAATCGTGAAGAAAAAGAAAAAAAGGAGAATGAGTAATTATGGGAAGATTTGGTAAGAAGAATGAAATTAACTTAAACCCTCTGGCTTATAACATTGGCTTGCTTGGTGAGGCCGGAGTTGGTAAATCTACTATTATGAAAGAAATTTGTGAAAAATTAGCAGGCGATGAAGGTTATATTTCTTTGGATATTGGTCGTGAAGACGGACATAAGGCCATAAGTGGAATTATTACAGAGTCTGTTCCCGATTGGGCAACATTTGCAGAAATCGTTGATGATATTGTAGAGAATAAAGATTCTGATTATCCAAAGCTTCAGGTGGTTATTATTGATACATATGATCAGTTGTGTGAAATTGCTGAAAAAGAAGTGATTCGTCTTTGGAATAAAAAAATAATTGGTACAGATAAACCTAAAGCAGATACAATCAATAGCGTTTTTGGCGGATTCGGAAAAGGCCTTGATAAAACTATAGAACTTATACTTGATAAGTTGTGGGCACTTAAGAGCGTTGGCGTTTCATTTATTATAGTAGCACACGTTAAACGTACTGATATTACTGATGTTATGACTGAAGAAACATACACAATGCTTACTTCTAATACAACACAAAGATATTTTAACGCAATAAAACAGAAACTTGACTTTCTTGGGATGGCTTATATTGATAGAGATATTGTTAAGTATAAAACTAAGAAGAAAGATAATAGCGGTAAAGAGATTGAAAAGGGTAAGATTTCTGCGGAATCTCGTGTAATTAACTTCCGAGACGATACATATTCTGTTGATAGCAAGTGTAGATTTGCCAATATTGTTGATAAGATACCATTCGATTCAGATGAATTTATTAAAGCTATGCAGGATGCAATTGCTGCAGAGCAGGCACATGATGGTATTTCTGTTGCAGACGCAAAGAAGAAACAGGCTAAGGAAGCTAAGGAAGCGGCTAAGATTGCATCTGAAAACTCTGCAAAGGCTCGTGCTAAGAAGGAAGAGGATGAACTTGAAGAGCAGAGAGCAGAGATAATTGCTGAGATTACCGAATCATTTGGTAAGGCATCTGATGTTCAGAAGAAGGCGGCTAAAGATGCACTTGTAGATGCAGGATTTAAAAAGTTCACAGACCCCGAAGTTCCGGTTACTTTATTAAAAGAGATAGCTGAAGGATTAAAGAATGAGTAAAAAATTTGATCAAGATAAATTTTCCAAGTGGGATAAACATTACAGTAATTGGGAGAGTGATTACTACTCTCCCGATGAAGATAATTGGTTAGAAGAAGAATACGAAGAAAAGGAAGAAGATTATGAGAGTAGAGAGCACGAGAGACATTGATGTTGCCAGATTGATCAGCGAACTTGATACAAAGGCCAATATGAAGCAGGAAGATAAGAAGATAAAAGGAAGATTTTATGAGGTGGTTGTTAATAAGCAGTTGCTTATAGACGCTTGCGATGCACTTAGACATTACTATAACAAAGAGATCACAACAAATAATATGGAGGATGATGGCAAGTGATTAACCCTAAAACAAATCAACGTGAGTTAGCTTACGTTGTAGAAATTGCGGATGTACAGCCGATTGAAGGTTATGATCGTGTTGAAGAGGCTACGATTAGTGGGTGGCATTGTGTAGTTGGTAAGGGTGATTTTAAACCGGGTGATAAGGCCATTTATTTTGAAATAGATAGTCAGTTGCCGGCTGATAAGTTTGCTGATTTCGAGTTTCTTGCTAAGAAACACTTTAAAGTTAAGACTCAGAAGATGTGTAAGCGTATTAGTCAGGGTTTACTTCTCACTTTCGAACAGTGTGGATTAAATGCTGCAGATTATAAAGTAGGTGATTTTCTTACTGATACAATTGGTGTTACCTATGCTGATCCGTCTGATAATATACGTAAGGGTAAGGCTGGAAGTAGTAAGCCTAAGTATAATGAATGGTTTACAAATAAACTTAAAAAGTATACATTCTTGCGTAAGATTGTAAAGAATAAGGTTGGTCAGAAGATTTGTAGTTTTCTATTCAGAGCGAAGAGAACTGATGGTAAGTTTCCAACACATTTTCAATACATCAAGAAGACTGATCAGGAAAGAATCGAGAATATGCCCTGGGTTCTTAATGACGAAACCCCATACATTGTTACTCAGAAGTGTGATGGGAGTAGCGCGACATATATATTAGAAAAGAAGAAGGGCATATTCGGAACTAAGTATGAGTTTTATGTATGCAGCCGTAACGTCAGACTGTTTAATGTAAATGATAAGTTTTACCATGATACTAATTATTATTGGGAATGTGCTATTAAGTATGACATTGAAAATAAGCTAAGAGATTATTTGGATAACCATCCCGACCTTGATTATATTTGTTGGCAAGGCGAGATTTGCGCTCCGGCTATTCAGAAAAATCCTCACCATTTAAAAGAAACACATTTATATCTTTTCCACATGATAGATAGTAAGATTGGAAAATGGGATATAAGAAGTGCTTCTAACATATGGAAGACTTATGATATGGAGACGGTGCCGATTGATTTCGCATTAGAAATACTCCCGGACACTTTAGAAGAATTTAAGAAAGAAGCTGATGGTTTCTATGATCCTTCAGTGTGTGAGGGACAAAGCGATTGTCCAAGGGAAGGATTCGTTTATTATAAAACATCAGATCCCAACTTTAGTTTTAAAAATGTATCAAGCGAATATCTGTTAAAGAGATAAATTAAAATAGGGGCTTGAATTTTTTCAAGCCCTATAGTATCATTAAATCGAGAAAAGTATATGATGGACAATATAATAAAATATGAATCATTCAAGAAAACTAAAGAATATGAAGTAGCGATGGAAGCACTGCAGACCATTAAAGATCTTTGTAATATGCAGATGCAGGAAGATTGCGATGCTGGTAGGTGTCCGCTACATGATTGGTGTAATAAGGATAGGTTGGAATATCCTTGTAATTGGTTTTGATTAAAAGGAGAAATTAAAATGGTAAAGATATTTTCGCATGTTGACAATGGTAAAACAATGTATGCAGTAACTGGTAATGTTAGTAACGATGAAGCTCTTACAGAAGTTTGTAGATATAGAAAGAATGCTAAGTCAGATTTTATGAAGTCATACGAGGTAAAAGATGGATATATTTGTAATAAAAAGCTTTACATTGGCGAGATTCCTCAGAAGAACAAGACTGCTTGTAAGATTGTTTATAAGAAGACTTTGGATGTTTCTAGGTACGAATAATGAAATTATTCATAACTGGCGTAGACGTAGGCATTATATTAGGATTGGTACTATTGAGGATTCTAAATCATGAAAGAGGATAGTATTACAATATGAGAAAAGTAAAACTTCAGGATACCGGAGAATATAGTACAAATGTTTCATCATATCAAGCTCCTAATAAGAAATATTATAGTTCCAAAGCTGCTTATGAGAAGATGGCTCGTAATGCAGAGTATAGAGCAAAGTGTATAGATGCTATGTATTCTCTATTAGAATATCAATCCTTTATGAAACTTCCAACTTATTTTTATAAGAGACTTAAGGAATGTGAAGGATATGGATATGATGTTGTATATAAATGTATTCTAAATAAAGCCAAGGATATACAGTGGGCCATTAGAAATAAAGATTTCAATTCTGAGATTGGTAAGATGATGTATATCTGGGCGATCCTTAATAATCATATGAATGATGCTTTGAAAGATGTAGTAGCTGAGCGTCGAGCAAAAGAAAAGAGAAGTAAGATATCAGCCGTAGAGGAGAGTGTTAATGTAGATCTTGATATAGATAATGGTAAACAATCCACTGTTGATATCAGAAAATTCTTGGAGGAGTAAATGAACCTTAAAGATATACCGGAAGAATTATTAGATAAAAGAGAACAGATAGAATGCTCTTTTATCTTTACCTTTTATAAAGATATGAGTTTGTTGTCGGATTATTCTATGACTGTTATTAATGGTGAAGACATTATAACAGAGGACGGACAATTCTATTACGGTCTTATACTTGGACTTTCTAAAGCAGGATATCAAGTAGCAGATAGTATGTCTATACATACATATCTTGAAGATAAAAAATCTATAAAAGATAAGTTCGAAGAACGTGGTGGATTTAGCACTGTCAAAGACATAACAGATATTATTAATGTAAATAATCTTGACGGTAATTATGATGAACTTGTTAAAAACAATATACTAATTCGCTTATATGAAAGCGGATTTAATGTTTTAAAAGATCTCGATAAGTTTAAGGAGATGTCTTCCGAACAAGTCTATAACTATTTTGAATATAAACTTGCAGATATTGCCACGAATAAGGTTTCAAAAATTGAAGCAGAAGATCTCACCCAGGGTTATGATAAATACATTAAGAGTTGGGATGAAGGAGAAAGTATCGGATTTAAGATAGGTTCGAAAATGCTTAATTATCAGTTGCTCGGAGTACATAAGAAAAACCTTCTTTTGCATCTCGCCGGCATAGGTAATGGTAAAACTTCTTCAGCCATTTCTTGGTATATATTACCAGCTATTGAACAGCAAGACGTGGTTATTATAGCAAATGAACAGAGTGTTTCTGAATGGAGACAGATGATTCTTTCAACTGTTCTTTTTAATAAGATAGGTGGAATAAAAGGATTTGATCGTCATAAAATGATGGTCGGTAAATATACTGATGAACAGAAGGAAAAATTAAGAGAGGCCGCACAATGGTTAAAAGACCAACCCGGTAAGATCATCTTTATTGAAACGCAGGATTATAGCACGGCTAATATTAAAAAAATCATTGGTAGATACAGTGCGTTAGGCTGCAGTTTATATATCGTTGATACCCTTAAACCTCAAAATGACGCATCTGAGAGGGCTTGGGGAGAATTTTCAGAAGTAGCTAAAGAGTTATTTATCCAAGCAAAGAAACATGATGTAGCAATAATAGCTACTGCTCAGTTATCTCCGGATGCTATGACAAGAAGATATCTTGATTTAACCTGTATAGCAAAAGGTAAAGCAATAGCTGAGACAGCGACACAGGTTGTAATGTTTAGACCATTAACTGCGGATGAACGTGAAAAAGTCAAGGGATTCAATTACGACGGAAAGATTAAAAAGATTGTGGATCTCGATAAAGATAAGGATTACATTATGGTATTTACTCCTAAAAACAGATTCGGACAGGTAACTCCACAGATTCTTATGGAACGTAATATGAATTTTAATTCATATAAAGACGTAGCATGGACAGAATGTTCTTATGATCAATTTAAGACGAGGTAATTTGTATGATAGTTGGAATAGAAGATATTAGAATTTCAAAAAGTTATATGAATACCACCCCTAATCCGGATAAGTATTCTGCAAAACTGAATAGTTATTTAAAAGGCGGAGTGTTAAGTCCGATTATTGTTGATGAAAATATGAAATTAATTGATGGATATATCAGTTATTTGATTCTTCGATATTCGGGTGCTAAATCGGTAGAAGTATATTATGAGAACGAGCTTCCAATTATATTTGTTGATGGACACCATCCTCATTCTGTTAAGTCATATACTTGGTGCGTCCCACGTAAATTAAAAAATAAATTTACTAAGAAAGTAAAAGTGGGGGATGTAATTAGATGTAGAGTATCAAACAACAAAGTAGTTCCGGTAATTGTAGATAAAATCTATACAGGAAATAAAAAAGATAGAGATTATGCACCGGTTATAGCGTTTTAAAAGGTGGTGATTAAAATAGGCTGTGATATTACTGTTCATTGTGAATACCGTAAAGATGGTGTTTGGCATAATTGCGATAATTTTGAGTGGGATCAAGAGACTGGCAAATACGAATTCTATCCAATATATGATGGAAGAAACTATGATCTCTTTGGGGTATTAGCAGGAGTAAGATGTAATGATTTTCCAAGTATTGATGTCCCGAGAGGATTACCGAAAGATATGGCTTTAAAAACCAAAGAAATGGCGGAAGCCGATCTTAGTTGGACACATTCCCATTCATATGTAACCTTGCGAGAAATGTTAGAGTGGAAGCGTAAGAGAACTAAGGAGTGGAAGAAGTTAAAGAAAAAGTATGTGATTAAACATGATTCCCGCGAGGGAGATTTCATACTGGATGACAGTATGTATCCTACGTTTAAATATGAAAAACATTTATTGGATTATCTGATTCGAAGAATGAAAGATAAGATGGGTGATCATATATATTGCTTTGAGAAAGATGATTATTATGCTAAAGGCGATGATTTTAGAATAGTATTTTGGTTTGATAATTGAGGTATAAATATGACAATGGGAGACCATATTCGGACTATGACAAATAAAGAGTTAAGCAAGTTTATTGCTGATTTGTTTTATAGAACTCCGGAACACGATGATAAAGAAGAATTTCAAAAGAGAATGGAAGAAGTGCTTGCTGAGGAAGAGTAATGGGTGTCAACTTTGTAGAACTCCAGGATAAGATAAAAGCTGAACCGGATTTAATAATAGAAGTTTTAAACAAACTAAATTATAAAGACATAAAAGACAGAGGAGATTATTTTGCTGCTCGAAATAATGATGGAGATAATGCTAATGCGTTCGTAATCTACAAAGACACCTTAAAGTATAATAATTATACTAGAGGACATAGCGGGAATATTATTAGTCTGGTAATGAAGACCTGTAATTGTGAATTTCCAAAAGCGTTAGAATTTATATCTAAGTGGATTGGATTTAAGGGATCTGACTACCAAATAAAATATCCATTTCATTCTTTCTATAAAATGATTAAGGCTGATCAATATGGCGATATTCCCTCTTTACAGCCTTATTCAGAGGATTTATTACCATCAGCTGACAATTTTAGCCTAAAATGGATCAAAGAGGGCGTAGATTTGACTACGCAGCGTCGTTTTGGAATTAGGTATGATTTAGAAACTAATGGAATAATTATTCCCGAATATTCCGTGGATAATTTTTTAGTAGGTGCAAAGTGGAGAAATGCTGATCCGAACTGTGCCATGAATGAACGCTGGAATATGTATCTTAAGTTTAACCAATCATATAATCTTTATGGGTTAAATATTAATTACGGGACAATCGTAAATAAAGGCAAAGTAATTATATTGGAGGCCGAAAAAAGTTGTTGTCACTTATATAGTTGGGGATGTGGACTTGGAGTTTCAATTAATGGACATCATGTAAGTAAAGTACAGCAAAATATTTTAAAATCTCTTATGTGCGAAGAGATAATAATTGGTTTTGATAAAGATATAAAAGAAGAAGAAGTTAGATATAATGCTAAACAATTATTAACCTCAAATATGATTTATACGAACCGGGTTAGTTACATATTAGATACTGAAAATCTATTAGGAGAAAAAGATTCTCCTACAGATAAAGGATCTGAAGTGTTTAAAGAATTATTAAAAAGGAGAATTAAGTATGAGTAAGAGCAAAAAAATATGGCTGTTTGTTTTAATAGTACTGTTTATTTTTGATATTATCACACATTTTACAGCATATTCCGGTGGGAATACATTCGGATCTCACCTAAATTATATAGCAAGTGTATTGATGGGTTTTACTATTGGACTATATGTAGCTGATATACCGTGTCTGAAAGGATAAATATGGAGAGACAAAGTGATAAAAGATTAGAAGAATTACGAAAAAAGGGTATTCCTATATATTCAATCTCTAGATTAGATTGTATTAATCGTTGTCTCGCTGAAGCATGGCAGACTTACCATGAAGGTAATCGTGGAGAAGGAAATATATATGCTTTATGTGGTTCTAAAGTTCATGAAGTTCTTGAGGGAATAGTTAATGGAGAAAACACCGAAGAAGACTTATATCCTGCTGTTGTTGCCGAACTCGAAGAGGCAGAAATGCTTGGGTATGAATTCCCTAAAATGGCAGATGGTAGTGACGGTATTCGAGATAAGTGGATAAAGGATATGACCCACTTTTGTAAGACATATAAATCACCGAATCCTTCTAATTTAACAACAGAAGAATTGTTTATATACACCAGTCCTAAAGGTAATGTACTTCAAGGATATATTGATTTACAAAAAAAGAATTCTGATGGAAGCATAAGTATATATGATTATAAGACTTCTTCTTTATATTCAGGTTCTGCTATTAAGGAACATGGCCGGCAGTTAGTAGTATATCAGATGGGATTAGAGCAAGCTGGTATACCAGTAAAATCTGTATCTTGGATATTTCTTAAATATGCTGAGATTAGATTTATGGGTAAAAAGACCGTAAAGAGTAAAGAAAAAACCGAGATATCTAAGGTAGTTGAGCGTTGTAAGATTGGTTCTGAGATGGCCAAGTATGTTGAACAGGTAATGATCGAAAAGGGTTATGATGAAGTTGATATAGATGTGGCTGTTTCTGAATTTAAACAGAGTAATTCTTTTGATGTTCTTCCAAAGGATATACAATCCGAATTTAAGTTACGTCCGTATGTTTTAGAATATGAAGTAACGGATGAAATTAAGCGTGAATGTGAAAAATATATAGATGAAACAATAGAAAAATGGGAATCTCTTGGTGATAATGAAAAGAATTATCCTCCGTTAAGTTTCACTAAATTACAGAAAAATGGTAAGGAAGTAAGTGATATTTTCTTTTGTACAAAGCTTTGTGCTCATGGGAAGACGTGTAAATATCTTCATGATTATCTTGATAAACTAGATAGTGGCCAGAGTGAGTATGACGATTTGTTCTAAATAAAGGGGAAAATTAACACTTGAAAATATCTTATAGTAGTGATACTATATAATTGAAATAGGGGACTATTATTTATGGATCACATATTAACTCGTATTAACTCTGAAATTAAAGAACTTTATAATCTTTTACAGGATTTGCAAAGTGATTTAGATGTCTTTTCTCATGAATACAAAATGGATAAAAAATCATTAAGAGTCGGGGATATCACCGGCTTTGATGATGCAGAGGTAATTAATGAGATAAATTAAAGCAAGGTTCATAGGGACGTGCAATTCGTCCGGCGTATTTTTAAATACGCTAACGCTTAGGTCTCAGTTCTGTTTTATAAAAAAAATAATAATAAAAAATCCCTTTCCGTGAATTAAACAGAGCTGAGTATTGTTTAAGGGAGTCGATTTCTGGTCTTCGACTCCCTAAATAATTAAGGAGGGTAAGCTATGGAGATGAATTTAGAAAACACTATTACAGTTTTAGAAACCATGAGAATGATTTGTGGTTTATGTAGAACCGAAAAAGAAGCACTGGAATCAGCTGTTTCATATTTAAAAACAATTCAAGAAGAAAACGAGGAAGGAGATTGATGGAATTATATTGGGCGTTTTGGTGTTTATTCGGAATGGTAATGACAGTCATTGCCGTAACAATTTGCGATAGATATTTAAAAAAGGAGAATAAAAGAGATATGACAAAGGATGCTTTTTATAGAGCTCTTCAGGGAACACATCTGTTGTTTTTTAGCGAGTTAAGATTCGGACAGTTTATGGATATGTTTTTAGGATATATGAAAAATGAAAAGCATTTAGATCCATATTATATTACAGACGCTGAGTTTATTTCGACCTTAAAGGATTACGTAAAAAAGACGGAGAACAAAGATTGGGAAGTATAGTGTTAACATTATGTACTTTTATACCAATAATAACTGCCGTAATTTTATATAGAGTTAACTTATTAAATGAAATAGCAGATATTATTTTATTGATAGGATTGGCTGCAGGAATATATTGGTTGATATATACCGGTGCATTAAGTATATATGTGGTTAAAAAATTTATTGAAATTGGGGATTATAAAATATTTTTTATGAAAGTAAGGGATTCATTGTGGAATTAATAGTGCTAGGATTATTACTTGTTATTCTGCTTTGTGTGAACATTTTAGAGGGATGATAAATGCAATGAGCAAAAGCATGAAAAAGAAGAAAAAAAATACTGAGAAGAATATAGCGGTAAAACCTGTTAAAAAGAAGAATAAAAAAACTGCTCCAGATGTGCTGCGGCCGGCGACGAAATTGCAAATGTTGCGAGAAACTGAAGGCGAGGAAGAATGGAGAGAAGTTGATCTCGATCCAACTATCAAAGTTTCTTCATGGGGTAGAGTAAAACGCCACGGTAAACTTACTGATCTCGGGGAGGATAGAGACGGATATAAGAGAATTACAATTAAAGGAAAATCATATAGATTACATAGAATAATTCTTAATGCATTCGTACCTTGTCCAGGTGATAAATATGTTATTGATCACATTAATAACATACACAATGATAATAGAATATCTAATCTAAGATGGGTAACTATTCAAGAAAATAGTAAGTTTGCCGGAGAAATGGGACTTCAATCTAGGAAGATAAATAGTAATCAGATAGTAATATGTATTGATGAATCTACTGGAATTGGATATATGTTTGCAACGATTGTAGATTTGTGTAAATACTTCACTAAATTAAAACCAGATGATGTATATGCTTATATGGTTGGAAAGCGTAAGACTCTTAAAGGATATAAAGTAGTTAGAGTTGAAGGATTGGAGGATAAACGTGACCGAAATAGGTGAAATCTTTTACAGAAAAGACAATGGTATGTGGGTTGCTTATGATCGAGACGGCAATTCTGCAAGGGGAATTTCCAAAGATCATGCTAGAAATAACTATTTATTAGCGTTTGGTGAATTAACGGGTCAAATACCTATTGGTTTTGATATGTCTCGAATAGAAAGGAGCCTTTGATGAGCACAAAAATACGGATACATAATTTAATTTATTCATTAACAAAGCCGTATAAGAAGTTGCGTAATAGATTCTTAGCTAAAAGGTATCCGTGGCTTCTTCCTTATAGCGTCTGGAGTGGAGAATTGAGAAACGATTATGATTATTCATATCTTTGGGCAGCACCTGAAAAAGGGTGGAACAGGGTTATTTTCTTTCCAATGATGGAAGAGATTCGTGCTGCTGCCAAAGAAGACGGTATTATTGATCGACTAAGAACTGCTGATTATAAATCAAAGTATGGTGGATTAAGATTTTATATAGAAGGTGGCAATGACAAAATTCACAATATTATTCATAGATATGAAATATTAACTGAAAACATTTGTGAAATATGTGGAGAACCGGATGTAGGCAGTACAAGCGGATGGATAACCCCTATATGTAGGAAATGTTATACGAAAAATAAATGGCATACAGAACCTTATGATGAGGCAATTTCTGAAGATCGCAGAATGGCAGATTGGTATGAATATATTAAATATAACGAAAAAGATGAAAAAGTTCATTACAAAATAGATGTCAGACCTACTGCAAATAAGATAAGAAAAAAGTGGAATATCAAACACCCATTTAGGAGAAAACAATATGCGAAATATTGATGCGGAAAAACTTTTACGTGAGGCTTGGAATAATAATTATAGTAAAGAATATGACCAACTCTTAAATATGTATAAAGAACAAGGTCATAAGGTTAAGCGTAATGATAAAACCGGTGAACATATTGTGGAGAAAACTCAAAACTTTGATATGTTTAAAGGTACTCCATTTGAAGATATATTTAGATAATTTACACCTATGCACTTAGGAGGATTGTATGAAAGTTTATAGACTTGTTGAATGCAGTGGATCATATGAAGATTACATGGAACACCATGTAGGCACTTATGCTAACAAAGAAAAAGCCATTGAAGCAAGAAAACAAAATGAACAATTAAACAAAGAAGCTGAAGAACAGGCTATTTTATGTGACCAATGTCTTACATGTGATGAAAATGGTAGAGATATATGTCAAAAGTTATGTATGTCATTCAAAGCTCTTAAGAATAATCCAAATGATTGTGCTAATTGGAGTAGTTCGTGGGGGCCGTGTACTTACAGAATAGATGAAGAAGAGGTTATACAATGATAGAAAATTGGAATGAAGATGAACGAGATTTAGCTGATATTGTATTTGATGAAGTTCCTTTTGTTAAAGAGGCGTTTCAAGAATACGTGAAGGATAAAGAGGAGACTAACTGGGATGAAAGATATTATGGGATTTGTCAAAGCGAATCCAAATACGGTTTTTAGATTTCTAGTATATAACAAATTTAATATTTGGACTCCGGAACAACAAGCAAATAAATATATAGATGAATGTATTTATACAGATACTCATTATTCTTTTGCTAAGATTACTGATTGTATATCAACTCCCGAAGGAGTACTTCTTGAATTAAGTATTCTTGACGAAGATGACTTTACCTATATAAATCGTAAAGAATATAGGCTATTGAAAGATATAATACTTGATAAATTTGATATAGATAATAAGAAAGAATAAATATGCTGAGATATAATAATTATCATAAACATGATCATGTATCTAATATATTTACCCCAGATTGTAATGTTAAAGCTGAAGACTATATTAAAAAGTGTGTCGAATACGGACACACTAATTATTTTACAACTAATCATGGTAGTTTCGGAGATATCTTTGAAGCACGGACATTATGCAATCAATATGGATTAAGATGTATTGCTGGGATAGAAGGGTATATAGTACCTAATCCTCTTGAGAAAGATAAAAGTAATTATCATATTATTATTATTCCCAAAACAGATGAAGCTCGAAAAAAAATGAATTATGTATCAAGTAGAGCTAATATTGAAGGATATTATTATAAACCTCGTATATTTATAGAGGATTTATTAAAGTTGGATAAAAATGATATTTTTATCACAACTGCATGCGTCCAGGGGATATTAAAAGATGAGAATAGTTATAAAAATATCTTTTTGCCTCTTTATAATTATTTTGGGAATAATATGATGCTTGAAATACAAAGTCATTTAGATCCTTTACAAATTAATATTAATCAACGAATTAAAAAGTTGCATGATAAATTAGGACTTAAAATAATTGCAGCAAATGATTCGCATTATATTGATGCTGAAGGACAAAAAGAAAGACTTGAGTTACTTAAAGGTAAACATATAGAATATGGCGCTGAAGATTCATTTATATTAGATTTCCCTACTGCTGAAACTATGATGGATAGATTTAAGGAACAAGGAGTTTTTTCAGAGTCTGAGATCAAGGAAGCAATTAATAATACTTTATTATTCGATGAATGTGAAGAAATAAAACTTGATTACTCTATAAAGATGCCTACAATTTATCCTGAACTAACTCCTAAAGAAAGAGTTGAACTTTTAAAAAAGAAAATTATAAAACGTTTTAATGAGATAAGAAAAGAAGAACATATACAAGGAGAAGAATTAGAAAAATATAAAGAAGGTATTAGATATGAAATGAAAATCATAGAAGATACCAATGAAGAAATACATACCGCCGATTATTTTTTATTTAATGAAAAAAATGTTGATTTAGCTGTTAATAAATATGGCGGTATTCTTACTAGAGGTGGTAGGGGGAGTTGTGGTTCTTTTTATATCAATAGAATTCTTGGAATGACACAGCTTGATAGATTTAAAATAAATCTTCCTTTATTCCCTGATAGATTTGCTTCAACCGCTAGATTGCTTGAAAATAGAGCGATCCCGGATATTGATTACAATGTGATGAAACAGGAACCTTTTGTAGAGGCATCAAAAGAATTATTAGGTGAAAATGGTTGTTACCCTATGTATGCACCTGGAACCATGCAATTAGCAGAGGCTTTTAGGAATGTTTGCAGATCAAAAGGAATGGAATACGACTCTTTTAATGAAGTAGCAAAAGACCTAGAGAATCATTTGGAAGATCCGGATTGGATAGATGTAATTAAAGAAGCTAATAAATATGTTGGTACTATAGTAAGTGGTTCAGTTCATCCTTGTGCTCATTTATTATCTTCAGAAAATATCCTCTATGAATATGGGGTTACAAGATTAGGGGAAAATGTTTGTGTACTTATAACATCATCTGAAGCTGATGAATATAAGGTTCTAAAAAATGATTATCTAATAGTAAAGGTTTGGAAGTTAATTGCAGAGACTTTTGATTTAGTAGGTATTCCAATCATTTCTGCTCGAGAATTACTTGAAAGTATTAAAGATGATGAAAGAATATGGGATTTATTCAAATATGGAATAACTTGTACATTAAATCAAGTTGACTCTGATAATGGCACTCAGCAAGCAAAAAAATATGGTATTCATTCTTTTATAGAAGGTGCATATATTGCTGCCGCCATTAGACCATCATTTGATTCTTGGAGAGATAAGTTTTTAACACATTCTGTTTATTCAACAGGATCTAAACAACTTGACGAGGTATTAAGTAGTACTAATGGATATATATTATATCAAGAAAATCTTATGCAATATTTTGAATGGCTTGGTGTTACACCGGCTGAATCAATAGGGTTGATTAAAAAAATTTCTAAGAAAAAGATTAAACCAGAAGATTTTAATAAACTCGAAGAACGCATAAAGAAAAAATGGATAGAAAACACTGGATCTGAAGATATGTTTCAAGAGACATGGAATATGATACAGAGTTGTATGGCGTACGGTTTTTGTAGTGCGCATGCGGCTGCCACATCACTTGATATGTGTTATGGAGCTTATCTTAAGGTTAATTATCCATTAGAATATTATACCGTATGTTTAAATAATTATGCTGATGATATTACAAGAACAAATAAGCTTATTAAGGAATTAGATTATTTTAATATCAAACTTAAAGGTATAAAATTTAGACATTCCAAGGCTGAATATTCTTTAGATAAAAAGCATAAGATAATATACAAAGGTCTGACCTCTATTAAATATATGAACGACAAGGTTGCCAATGAGTTATATAATCTTCGTGACAAGCAATATGATAGTTTTATAGACTTACTTGTAGACATTGGACAAACAAGTTGTGATTCTCGTCAGCTTGGTATACTTATAGATCTTGGATTCTTTGATGAATTTGGACACCCTAATCAGCTTAATAAACAGGTTGAGATATTTAATAAATTCTATGGTAGAAAACAGATTAAGAAGAACTCCATTGAAGGATATCCAGAATGGGTGTTTGAAAAGCATTGTGATAAATCGTCAGATAAAATGTATAAGTTTTCTGACACGCTCCCTATGCTTATAGAATTATGTTCAACCGTTGATTATCCTAAAACAACTATTAAAAATCGCATACAGAGCGAATTAGAACACCTTGGATATATCCAAACGACTCTTGAAAATATTTCTGATGAGTATTATTATGTAAATGAGATAAATGGTAATTGGCTCACGTTATATCAGTTACATACCGGTAATACTATCAAAATAAAAAGTCGAAAAAAATATTTACAAGATACTGATATAGATGTTAATAAGATTATTAAGATAATTGAGATCAAAGATGAACAAAAATGGCGTAAAGACGCTATGGGTGAGTGGTATAGAAGCGACGAAACTGAGCCAATCTTAACACGCTTTTTAGTTTTGAAATAACGAGAAAAATTAACTCTTGAAATTCTAAAAATGATGTGTTATATTATAGATGAGATAAGAAAAAGGTTTTGATATAAAAAGGCTGGGGCATGTGCTCCAGCCGCCTCCTCCCAAATAGAGAGGAAAATTAAAACACACTCGTGTAGCTCAGTTGGGAGAGCGCCTGCCTTACAAGCAGGAGGTCGAGGGTTCGATTCCCTCTCACGGGTAGCATCCCCTCCCAAAATGCCGTCCCAAATGTCCTGGGGACGTAAAATATACATGGATCCGGCTCTTCGGAGTCGGTTATGAGGGAATGGTGTAATGGTAGCATAACGGTCTCCAAAACCGTTGGTCACGGGTTCGAGTCCCTGTTCTCTTGTTACGCATCTGTGTCGAAATTGGTAGCACGATCAAGACTTAAAATCTTGTGGGCATATGCCCGTGTGGGTTCGAATCCCACCAGATGCAGATGATTAGGTGGGCGCGACAGACTCGTAAGTCCACAGGCAGAGCCATTAAAAACTTAAACAGGAACAAATGCGAAGCGCTTCCTGTGCTAATCATTATTTAAATTTATTAAATCGGTGCCAGACGGTGTGCACAACGTCTCAAACACATAGGCTTGGAACACCTAGTGTAGGCAGAAAATGACAACTATGTTTAAAAGTTCCCATAGTTGTCCAGTGAAGGATATAGGTGCCTATGATAATAGAGGATACGTTGACTTCACAAATGCTGCAATGGCGCAATTGGTAGCGCAACTGATTTGTAATCAGTAGGTTGTGGGTTCGATTCCTACTTGCAGCAGGTTGCTGGGTCGCTCCCAGATGATCTCAGAGAGAGCAGGACACCTGAGAGAGAACGACAATGCTTTTATTGGTTGGCTGATACAAGCAACGTAATGAAGTGCTGAGGTATATCCCAACACTTTCCAATAGGAGAACTGCACAGAAAGGATATGAAAAATGGCAATAATAGATAATTATACAAAAGAGGAATTATGCGATATAGTTAAAAATTCTTTTAGTATATCAGAAGTAATTGATAAATTAGGATATTCTACAAAAAATGGACGTAATAGCGACACAATAAAGAAGAGATTACAAAAATATAATATCGATACATCGCATTTTAGATCTGTTTCTCCTGTTATAAGAACTCGTGAAGAAATATTTCAAAATAATTCTGGAGCTAGTCAAAAAACGGTAAAAAGTTGGTTTAAAAAAGAGAATGTAAATTATGAATGTTCAATTTGTGGACAAAAACCAATATGGAATGGGCAACCGTTAATTATGATACTCGATCATAAAAATGGAAATAAAAATGATCATAGACTTGAAAATTTAAGATATGTTTGCCCTAATTGCAATCAGCAATTAAGTTCAACTGGTTTTAAAGGATATATTTATAACGAAAACGGTTTAAAAATAAAACACACAAGTAAAACTGATAAAGCTAAAAATTTCTGTATCGATTGTGGTAAACCAATTACATTACAGGCAAAAAGATGTTTGGAATGTAATTGTAAAAAAAAGAAGGCAGATTCTCATGCGAATGAAATGGGCAAAATACTATCATCAAATAGAGAAAAATTAAAAAACGAAATTCGTATTAAACCGTTTATACAAATTGGCAAAGATTGTAATGTTACAGACAATGCTATTAGAAAATGGTGTATGAAATTTAATTTGCCCTATAAAACAAAAGATATAAAACAATATTCCGATGAAGAGTGGAATAAAATTTAATTAAGCGGAGTGATGAAATTGGATAGACGTACCGGGTTTTGATCCCGGTGTCCGAAAGGACGTGCGGGTTCGAATCCCGCCTCCGTTGTCATCTTTCTTATAACTTTGCCTCCTTTCTGGTTACTGGTTCTTTGATAGCTTAATTGGTAAAGCCTCGGATGTGAGTTCGAATCTCACTCAAAGAAGTTATTGCCGAGTTTTCGGCAATTATTTTTTAAATAGCAAAATTAAAGGAGGAGTTTATGCGAATTACAAAGATCAAAGATGTGAACAGATTTATGGAAGTGGTTAATGAGTGTTCGGGTGATGTTTTCTTGAATACTAGTAACGGTGATTGCTTGAATTTAAAGAGTAAGCTCACACAGCTCATTGCATTGGCTCAGATATTTGACGTTGATGTTAATGTAGGTGAACTTTCAATTACAGCTAGTCAACCGGATATTATTAAGATCGCTGAATATCTTGTTAACGAGTGAGGTAGTAATTATGAGAGGTGGCTGGATACCAAGGTTTTATAACTGTCCGGATGTAATTTTAATTATGTGGAACGGTTATGAATTTTGGATAAAGAAGTGGTGGAAGAATGGATAAAGAATACACATTAATCAGTATTACCCATAATGGTCGAAAAGGTATAAGAGGTACATCAGTTGATAATCCTAAATATGATGGGATGGTTGGTCAAAAGGTTATCTTTGATTTAGATGCCATTAATCAGTTTCAACCAATGACATTGAAATTTATTGAACCATCAGCACCATATTCTTGGTGGTATACGTCTGAAGTGCTTGCACTTGCGGACGATACTTTAAAAAAGAATATTATTCTTGAGACTGCTAATACAATTTACACGTTTCTGTATACTGAATAAAATTGCTATTTTATTTGGAGCAGAATTTGATAGTCGGGAGGTATAGATGAATAAATTATGGAAGGTAGTTACAGTAACAATATTATTGTTACTACTTTTTTCACTAGATATAAAAGCAGAAACAATTCCGGTTGAGAATTTAACGAGAGAAATTAATATCGAGATTAATGAAACACCTATATCATACAATGACATATATGTGGATAAAACTAATGGGTTTAAATCTTATATGAGTTATAAATCCATTACGAAAGAAGATTCTCCTCAATATTATTTACAGGAGATTTGTGGTACAGATGCAGATGGCTTCCGTAAATGTGCAGACAGATATGTTATTGCAGTGGGTAGAGGTGTTGGCGGTCAAGTAGGAGATTGTGTTGATCTCATATTAAAGAATGGCCAAGTAATCTATTGTGTGATAGGTGATTATAAAGCTAATCAACATACCGACGCTGCTAATCTTACAGGATACAACGGCTGTTGTTCTGAATTTATAGTTGATCCTCAGACATTGAGACGAGACATCAAGTATAGAGGGAACATAGGTTGTGGTTATGTTGGATGGGAGAGCCCGGTATTAGTTATTAGAAGATATGATGTGAACTATTTGATGTTTGATTTTGGAGGTAAAAAAGATGGAGCGTGAAATTTCAGATTATGTAAAGTTTGTCACAATGGATCAGGTACAAAAATTTGTGGATAGTATTAGAAAGATTCCATATGACGTAGATGCTTGTCATGGGAATTACATAGTAGATGCCAAATCACTTCTTGGGCTTCTTAGTCTCAGTTTGGGTAGAGAGATTAAACTCATCGTACATTCAGAAGATCCCCTTGCTGAAGATCTCCTTAAAATGATTTGTGATGATTTTCGATAATTGTGAGGACTATAAGTAATGAAATTCGAAAATACAGAAGTGTTTAATTTTGAAGGTGCTCTTAGAGGCATGAGAAATCCCATGAATAGTTGGGATAAATCGGACAGTAAATATTGGTTGCCAAATGAAAACATAGATAAATATAACGAAATGGTTAATGATGATGTGTCTTGGGAACCATATTATATAGGCGAAAGTGACATGGAATTGACACAAAAACTTATATTGGCTGGTGATGAACATGCCAAGTTTATGCGTCAGATATTTGTATCAGTTGATATAACCGCTCCCCAATTTTGGTGGTCTGAGGCCGATACTTATAAGATTTCGACAGTAGCTAATAGCTCTTCGAAAATGCATAAAATTTCATCTACACCAATAACTCGTCAGTGTTTTGATTCTGGTATTCATACTTATAATGGCTATACCAATGCAATATTAGAAGATCCGGTTATAGATGAGTTTATTCCTAAGTTAATAGATTTTCTTGAATATCTAAGGAAGGAATTTCTTAAAACAAAGAATAAATCGTATTGGGAAGCACTAATCAATTGGTTGCCAGAAAGTTGGTTACAAACTCGCACATGGACAGCGAATTATGCGGTGTTAAGAAATATCTATTTCCAGAGACGCAATCATAAGTTGGCACATTGGCACGAGTTCTGTGAGTGGATTGAATCACTGCCGTATAGTAAAGAATTAATTACATTGGAGAAATAATAATATGGATTGGAGAGATGACATCTGTACTTGTGCTTCTCAAAATTGCCCAGACAAAGACAGATGTGTAAGGTCAACACAATATCACAAGCCAGGTATTCATACGGTGAGTGATTTTACAGAATTATGTAAAGAAAATAAAGAATATTTTATCGAGGAGGGCGAGTGAGTGCTGATTTTATGTGGTTGCACTGCCTCTGGCAAATCAACTATTCTCAATAAATTAGTTAATACATATGGTTACGAAAATATCGTAACGTTTACAACACGGCCAAAACGAGAAGGCGAAGAAAATGATGTAGATTACCATTATATCACCAATGAATATTTTGATTCATTGAATGAAGAAGGATTCTTTGCCGAGACAACTTCTTATAATGTAGCCAATGGTGAAACTTGGAAATATGGCACAGCTAGGAAGGATCTTAAGGATGATAGAATTATCATTCTTAATCCATATGGTCTTAAGAAGTTGCGTGAAGATAAAACACTAAATATAACTGCAGTACGTTTATTCGCTTCTCATGGTGAGACTTGGAATAGATTGCGGTCTAGAGGAGACTCTTCTGATGAAGCTGCAAGACGTATTGAAGCTGATAAAAAGGACTTTGAAGATATTGATGAATATGTAGATCTTACGATTCGAACAGATAGTTTTTGGGAGATAGACAAGATTGCATATTTAATAGATAAGTTTTATTCATTGCGAAAGGAATAAGATGGATATGATAGTTTCAAAACGTGACGGACGTAAAGTTCTTTTTAATAGAGAAAAAATAAAAGATGCTATTTTGAATGCGTTTTTAGAAGTTGATGGTGAAGAAAGTCAATATGCCAAAGATAAAGCCAGAGATATTTCGGGTTATATAGAATCTCTTAATAAAGACTTATCAGTAGAAGAAATACAAAACATTGTAGAAGAAAAACTGATGAGTAGTAATAGAAAAGATGTGGCTAAAGCTTATATCATTTATCGCAACAACAGAAGTATAGAACGTGATAAAAATAGTTTATTATACAAAAATATCACTAAAAAATTATATGCTACTAATGTAGAAAATCAAAACGCTAATGTAGACGAGCGTTCATTCGGTGGCAGAATGGGTGCAGTAAATAGCGAAGTATTAAAGAATTACGCACTTAATTATTGTATTAGTCCTAAAGTTAAAGAGAATCATTTAAATAATCGTTCTTATATTCATGACCTTGATCATTATGCTACCGGTGATCATAACTGTCTTAGTATTCCGTTTGATAAACTCTTAGCCAAAGGCTTTAATACTAGACAAACAGATGTCCGTCCGGCAAATAGTATAAATACGGCTTTTCAGTTGGTTGCAGTTATTTTTCAATTACAAAGTCTTCAACAATTTGGAGGAGTTTCAGCAACGCATCTTGATTGGACAATGGTTCCTTATGTAAGAAAATCATTTTTTAAACATTATAAAGACTATATCGAATTAGTAGAAGAACACGAATTAGATTATAGTTTTCACAATGCTTTATCTATAGAAGAAAATGATTATAAAGCATATAACGAAAAAGCATATAAATATGCTATGAAAAAGACTGAAAAAGAATGTCAACAAGCCGTTGAAGGAATGTACCACAACCTAAATACATTACAAAGCAGATCTGGTAATCAATTACCATTTACTTCAATTAATTATGGTACATGTACTCTTCCTGAAGGGAGAATGATTATTAAAGCATTACTTGAAGGGAGTATTAATGGTGTTGGGAAATTTCATAGAACATCAATTTTCCCTTGTGGTATCTTTCAATTAATGAAGGGCGTAAATCGAAAACCAGGCGATCCTAATTATGATTTGTTTCAACTTGCTATAAAAAGTACTTCTCAAAGGATATATCCTAATTATGCCAATTGTGATTGGAGTGGTAATGAAGGATATGATAAGAATGATCCTAAAACATATTTTTCGACCATGGGATGTCGTACTGCCAATGGCTATGATATTAATGGTTTTGGTCAACTTAAGGATGGCAGAGGAAATATTGCACCAGCTACAATAATTCTCCCTACTATAGCGATGGAAGCAAAGACAGAATATGTAGGAGACGAAGAAGGTTTAATAGATTATTTCCTTAAAAAACTTGATGAAGTGATCCATGAAACAAAAGATGGTCTTCTTGAAAGATTTGAATATATTTGTTCTCAATCTGCTGAGTCGGCAAAATTTATGTATGAAAATGGCACAATGGAAGGATATGTCCCTGAAGAAGGGATACGTTCCGCACTTAAACATGGAACTCTTGCAATAGGACAACTTGGGTTAGCAGAATGCTTACAAATTCTAATAGGATGCGATCATTGTGAACCAAGAGGAATGGATGTGGCGAAACGCATAGAACAATTATTTAAAGATAGATGTGCTGAATTTAAACAAAAATATAAATTAAATTTTGGCGTATATTATACTCCTGCAGAGAATCTTTGTTTTACTGCCATGAAGAAGTTTCAAGAGCAATATGGAATAATTCCTAATGTATCTGATAAAAAATTCTTTACTAACTCTATACATGTACCTGTGTGGAAAGATATGACTTGTATGGAAAAAATAGACATAGAATCTCAACTTACTGGGTATTCAAGTGCGGGATGTATTACTTATGTTGAGTTGCCTGGAAGTGTTAAGCATAATCCTAAAGCTCTTGAGACAATTATAAATTATGCAATGGATAAAGATATTCCTTATTTTGCAATTAATATTCCAATTGACACTTGTATGGATTGTGGATATACGGACGAAATGAATGATACGTGCCCGCAATGTGGTGGACATCACATTCAAATGTTACGTAGAGTCACCGGTTATCTTACCGGATCTTATAAGGACGCATTTAATGAAGGAAAACAACAGGAAGTTGAAATGAGGGTAAAACATTATAATGTACAAAATTAAAGACATATCAACAGATTATCTTTTAGATATTGGTTTTAAAACCTTTGATAATGAAATATTTCGACTGAGATTTCCTATTAGTTTTTATAAGAATATACCGGTTGTATTCTGCAAGGCTACTGTAATTCCTGAGAGTGGGAAAAAGGTTCAGATAGATGTTGAAAAAGCGAATGGCCAACCCTATACGATGTGGTATGACACTGAATGCGATCATTTATCTAAACGTTTTCGTAATGAATTGAATAATAATATCCATAAAAAAATGAATAAGATTGGAGCAAGACGTTATGCGGATAGATAATACTTCTTCTTGTGAAAACTGTCGATATTGCAGTCTTGACGAATCTAATAAAGCGAAGATTATGGTAACCTGCGATTTTGACGGTAAAACAAGGATATATGGTCAATATGTTGATTGCGATAGAAAAGAGGAAGCTAAATGTTCGGAGGAAGAGTAGACATTAATGGGATGCAAATTGATCCACAACAGATGATGCAGATGCAGCAAAATGCACAATTATGTGCATCTCATCCTGAATGTAAAGGTTGTCCTTTATATACAACTGCAGGCTACAATAAAACGATTTGTGAAAATGCACTAATTAGATTAAGTCAAGGTGATAATCAAAATGAGTCTGGACAAAGCGATACAACACAATAAGGAACATCGTGAACGTTATTACGGGTCAAAAGCTTTTGACTGTACGTGTAGGAATCATGGATCTTGCGATTGGTGTAATGCCAATAGACACTACCAAATTAATAAAGAAATTGAACGCTGCAAGTGCGAGGAAAAAATGTATGTTTATGAAGAAGAAAATTAAAATAAAATATTTTGATAATACTATCGATAAAATAAAGAAAATTGACGTGGGCGACTGGATCGACTTACATGTGGTGGGGACGCACGAGTTGAAGAAAGGTGAGTTCAAACTGCTGCCGCTTGGTGTAGCAATGAAACTCCCCAAAGGATATGAAGCTCATGTTGTTCCGAGATCCAGTACTTTTAAGAATTTTAAGATCATTCAAACCAACCATCATGGTGTAATTGACGAAAGCTATTGTGGCGATACAGATCAATGGTTCTTCCCGGCATATGCCTTAGAAGACACAGTAATAAATCATAATGATAGGATCTGTCAATTCAGAATAATGAAGAAACAACCCGCGATTGTATTCGAAGAAGTAGAAGAGCTGAAAGATAAGAGTCGTGGTGGTTTTGGATCTACCGGTAAAAATTGATTTTACGAAGTAGTCTGGCAAATATGGGCGGCTGTAGTGGTCGCCCTTTATATTATGGAGAAGTATATATGGATGATGATGTATTGAAGTTTCTTCAAGAAAAGGGTATAATCAATCTTGACGATGTGCGAGAAGAAATGGAACAAGATAGAAGACGTAACATTTTAGCTAAGCACAAGTATTCCATATTCCAAGATAAAGACGGAAGATGGAAGACAACGATTGATGATCCAGACAAAAAGAACGGCAAAAGATTAGTCGCAAGAAAAGATAGGAGGGATTTAGAAGACTATATAATTGATTATTTGGAAGAAGAAAAAACAAATGACTGCACTGGACAAACAGTAACGTTGAGAAGTCTCTATGTTCCATGGTTAAAATCTAGGGTACTTGAAGCAAATAGTATCGGGACGGTAAAGAAAAACGATCAAGACTGGAAAAAGTATTACGAGAACGACCCAATCGTCGATAGAAAACTTGGTAGTTTTACACATCAAGAATTAAAGGATTGGGCACACCAAAAAATACGTGAGAATAACTTTACCAAAAAAGATTACTATAACATGATAGTTATCATGAATAAGATTTGGCAATATGCATGGGATTGTGGGAAGATTGAAAAAAACACATGGAGAGACGTAAAGATAAATACCAAACTTCTTAGGAAGAATGTTAAAAAAAGTAATGAAACACAAGTATTCTTCTTTGAAGAAAAAATGAAACTTTGTTCATACTGTTTGTCAGCGTTTAATAAGAATCCCAAAAATATCTCGGCTCTTACCATACCGCTTATGTTCCTTACCGGAATGCGGATAGGAGAGCTTGTGGCCCTCAAATATGAAGACTGCGTAGGAGATGAAATTCTTATAAGACGTGCTGAAGTTGTTGATTATGATCTTTGGGAAGACGGCAGTTTCCATTATATTGGTGTAAAAGTAGCAGACCACACCAAAACCGATGCCGGCGAACGGTCTATACCATTTACCAGAGGTGCTAAACAGATTATTAATCTTGTCAAAGAAGCATCTGAAGAATTCGGTTTTTATGATGATGGATATGTTTTTTGTCCTAACAGTAGTAGGATAAGAGCCAATAGGATAGACATTATACTTTATGACTATTGTGAAAAGGTCGGAATACCAAAGAAAAGTGCACACAAGATTAGAAAAACGTTTATAAGCCAAATGATCATATGTGGGATCGACTTTGATACCATTTGCCGTGTAGCAGGACACACAGATTTTAACACAACTTTTAACTCCTATACATACTCACTTACAAAGAAAGAAGACAGACTAGAAGAGTTCCAGAACATGTGTTCTGATTTGGAGGATGTTATAGGAACATAATACGGGGATTTTTGAAAAAGTAAATCGAAGTAAATTCGAGAAAACCCAGTAACGACAAGGGTTTGCGCCATTAGAGCATCGTTCAAGTCCCTTTTTCTGCACTCCGAAACCCTTGAAAATAGGGGGTTTGAGCACATCGTCTTTAAAAAGTAAATCGAAAAGTAAATTACTTTTATTTACTTTTGTAAATTATTTTTGTTTACTTTTTAAAAATTATGGGTATTTGACGAGTGCGCAAAAAAAAGGAGAGTCGTTATGACTCTCCTTTAAGTTTGATATATTGTCCACTTACCCATCCGGTTCTTCCGTCATTAAGCAATACATAATACCAACCGTTGCCGGCAGTGCATATGATCACTTCCGTATTGACAGGAAGGGTAGTAATTATGTTTGTTTGTAACGAGGTGTCAGGAGTACTGCGTACCCTGAGGTTATCTCCGGTCACTATACCGTGAACTTCTTTGATATATTCCTTCGATACATATCCAATATCCATTCTGTACCAATCACCAAGATCCCCACGTAATTGAACATAAGCACCTTTTTGTAACTGTAGTACTATCTGTGAATTGGTAGAAGGCGCTTTTCTGACATTAAGAGTACCTTCTTTGATATTTACCTGTCCCATAAGAAGAATCGTCTTTTCAGGAGTTATACCCGTTTGAGTATTAGAAGTGGGTATAACTGCAGGTTTTACACCCGTTTGGGTACATTTTAAATCAGAATATATGATATTAGTATCAATAGCACCGGTAGCCCACGAATAATTTTCGCTACCATACTGCCATATATCATATTTGCTTATAGTAGGCTTATTAGTTGAATATCTCGCACACCAGATTATATAATTCTTAAGCTTGTCAAATTCAACCATTGATTGAAACCATGAATCGCTGGCGTAGACTCCGGGCGTGAATCCTGCACTTTTTATTTTCTCGCAAAACGCAATGATGTTCCGTGTACGCTGTTCTTTAGATATATTGTCAGCACGACCATTATGATCGCTATTTGAGTACTCACTATCTATAAATACAGGAAGGTCTATTTTATATCCCTGTAACTTATTTGCGACCCAGACCGATTGTTCTTCAGCTTCAGCCTCATTAAGGCTTTGATCATAATAATATATGCCTATAGTTGCACCATTAGCAACGCAATTATCCATATGTTTCTTAAATAGTGGATCTTCTGTTAGGATTCCTTTCTCGTAACTTCTGTAACCCACTCTTATAAAAACATTTGGCACTTCTTTGATCATATTAGTATAATTCGTAATAGTATTATACTTTGATATATCTATAGCTCTAAGAATAGTAGTATTGGTTTCATTTGCCTTAGAACCATCTTCTAAACACATAATAGTGTGAGAACCGGGTTTTACTATAACATCTCCACGCTTTAAATATTTATCACTTGTAAGATATTTTGAATCAGTAAGTAAATCAAATGCACCAGTGCTCATAAACGCTTTCTGCATTGTACTTGTTGTAGGAGCATTAGCACCGTTGTACGGTATTTTTATCCCGGCACATTCGGCACATACGGTCATAAATGAGCTACAATCGCATTCACATGGTGTTTTTATCTTTGATAGATCCATACCGTGTGCAACAGCCTGTGTTTTAAGAGAATTGCGCTGTTTTTGATCATAACCAATCATGTTATTAGTGCAGCCTTTTTCACAAGCGTCAGCCATTTTTTCTGCAATGGTTTTATCTTTTGGTCTTAATACATACCCCCATTTTTTATCGAACCAAGACGAGAAACATACCTCTCGACTATTTTGGTCGCCTGCTTGTCCTCCACTTGATTTCCCTCGTTCATCAATCGAAGAATGCCCTATTTTTGACATAGTATATTCCCTCCTTTATGCAATAAAATATGCTTCTTCGCTATCATTAAAACCTACATTAACGCCTCTTCTAAAATAAATGTTCTTTATAGGAGGAGTGTTTGGAATCATATGATATCTAGCGGAAGATAAGGTACAATTAGTATAATTTGCAATATCGTTACATGTATCTAAAGTTGTTATTATGTTTTTAGTATTGGCATCAAAAGCATATATTTTTTTATTTCTTATTAATTCTTTTACTATTTTTTCATCTTTCATGTGTGGAATATTATCAATTAATTCAACATCCATTAACATCCTAAATAAATGTTCTTTTGAGAAATGTACAGTATTAAGAATATATGATTTATTATCTATTTCAGAAACTCCCAAATAATTGTATGCATCCATCCTTGTTTCAAATCTTTTTTCAAATTTACATTTTTCATCAAACATATAAATTGGTGCATTTTTATTAAATTTATAATTTAAATTTATAGGAGTAATATTTCCTTCTTTATCTATTTCTACGTCTTCTTCTCTACGCCAAATACATCCACGACTTATTAATTGTTTATTATTTAAACAATCTACTAATCCTCCGCATTCCTCCAATGCATCTTTATATGAATTAAATTTTTTTATAAATACGCCTAAATCAGTAAATTGATATATAGGAATTGATAAAGGATTAACATCATAAGATTGTTGTCTTATTTTAGCTTTTTGTGATATTATATCTTTAGTTTTCTGAGATTGTTTATAACCAATAGTAGTATTACCACCTAATGTTTCGTTATATCCATAATCATATCTAACATATGATTTATATTCCTTTATTTTTTGAATCTCTATTTGTTCAGCTTCATTTTGAGTTAAGTTGGTAACAATTACTTCGTGTTTTATATTATCCCAGCCATATTTTTGTATAGCATTATAAAATGCAGTACCATTTTTTGAATATCCGTGTTTATATCCATAACCTCCGGCCCATCTTTTTGCTGGGTTTTGACAAGTTATTCCAATGTAATACTTATCATAATTATAACCACTTATTTCTTTTGGAACCGTATGTACGTATACACACCATTTTTTATTATCAATCATTATACAGTCCTCGTATATTTGTCCAATAAAAAAACACGAGCAACCATTGGACTCGTGGCTTTCGGGAGCTACCCTAGCTCGTGTTGTTTTAACAATTATATTTTATATAGTTGGTATATATTCTGGTTCATCGAGATCTTTCTTTCGATATTTTGCATTAATATCTACAAGTTTCTTGTCAAGAATATCAACCGGAAGCGGTTTCTCGTGATATTCAGGATCTTCGCTATTAACCATCTCAACCATGATATCTGACCACTTAGCTATAGGAACTATGGTTATCTTGGTTTTCTTGGTCTTACGAAGTCTTTCAGGTTCTATTTCTATTTCGTATTCGTCAACAATTGCAGCCTTAGCAAACGTGAACTGCACCTCAATGTCTCCCGGCTCTGATGTCAAGTCAGAATCTACGTCGAATTTATAAACCACATAGTTTTCATAAACATCATCAACGGTCTCGTCGTTAGGCACATCTTCAACAAGTACATCTACCAAGTATTTCTTACTGCAAGGCAGAATATACTCCATCATACAAGAAAATTCGGACATATTTGTAATTGTCTCATTATATGCCTTAGGTACTAATACACGTACTGTATCTACCATTGAACTTCCCTGTACGATTCTATTACCGCCTGTGACTATAACGGTATTGTCATTTCGTATATAAATATCGTACATAGTTTCCTCTTTCTTTTATAATTTAATTGCTACTGGATGATAGGCTATATTCGCAGTATGATTCCGTGTATTACTTTCCTTCAGAAACTGACCGGGGATATAGTATTGATCTCCGTTTACTTCTATAACCTTGTCATATAAATCATCTGCAGTTACAACCGCATAATCGGGGTAATACAGATTATCTATGTTTATATATCCATTAAAAAGCCAATCTTTTGCAGGTTTTAATGCTAAACTATCTTCAAAATAATCAGATCCATACTGTCCCACATTATATTGAGGGAATAATGAATTAACCCTTGTAGCACTTCTGTTTGCGTTTCCCAATAAATGCGTTATATTATATAAATCAAATACTTCGTGATGTTGTTCTATTCCACTTAAAGATCCCGCACCAGTATTAGAACCAGTTGGGAATGCAGTACTGTGAGAACAAGGAGTTCCTCCCATTACTGCACAATCATGATTGTCTATAGTTTTACCCTTAAATAAGAAAAATATAGGAGTTTTACTTCCACCTGCAGCATCAAAATTTTTGGTAGCAAAATAAATACAGTTTTCGTTATAATATAAAAAAGCATAGCAATTTGGTTTATTGCCGTTATTTGTATCCCAATAATGTATCCAACAAGTAGATATCGCCCAGGTTGCAGCTAAACGACCGGTAGAAGAGGTGTTTGCAGTATTAGCATATATAGGATATTGGCAATTACCATATGGAATAACTGCTACGCAAGCTGGCCCATAACCAGTAGTATTACCAGCTCCTACCGAATGCAAAAGAGCAAATCTTACTCCCCAAATATCAAACACATAATCGCTAACCTTGGTAAATGCAATATTAGCCTCAGTTAATAATTCCGATAACATTTGGCAATATAGTTTACTACCATTAATATAGTGTGTCATAGCAAAACTACCGCCATTTAAATTGGGTACATTTAATGTAGCGGTAGTAGTAGAATAAACTGAAATAACAGAATTAGCTTCTGTATAGCGTCTTTTTATATATGGCATTTAATCGTCCTCCTCATCAATCGTCTTGTCAATATATGGGGCTAAAATTACTTCTTCTTCCCCTACATTAACAATTATAGCGTCCCAACCGTATGTATGAGGTTGCCATTTAACATTGAATAAGGAGACGATAACAGTATCGCCTTCGCCACCGTCTCCTTTCTTAAAAGGGATGAGTTGGTCATCCCCTTCCTCTGTTGTAATTATATAGCCGAATTCTCCGACAGAGTTTCTGCCAAATCTAAACTTAACTCCATCTTCTGTGATCAAATCAGGATCAACAGCAGAAGAGGACGATGTAAAACTAATCGTTCCGTCAGCATTAGATATGGCATACTGTCCTTGTGTTCCAAAATCACCGTCTTTGACGGTTACATAGTCTGCTAAGGTAGAAGCAAAATTATCTACAAAAGTTTGTACATCCGATCCGTCAGACAATTCTACATCAACGGCATCTACAATCTTGTAGGCTTTGTCCATACCCATTTGTTTTAGTTTACTAGGTACTAAAACTGGCATTTTGCTCCTCCTTTCTATAGAACTCTTAATGTGACATTACCTAATCCGGTTTGGTCACATATCCTATAAACATAATAACTATAAGTAAATCCGCTTTCATTTGTCAGCGTGATGGTTGTTATATACTTAGCTTCAACCAAATAGTAATCCAATAACATTCGTGAGATTACGCTAAATGAAAACGGATAGATAATATATCCATATTCTCCAGAACGGATAGTAAAATCAAATTCGCCCTGTATGTTCTCTGCAAACCGCTTATTACCTAAGCCAATAGCAAACGCAGAAGTAAATCCTGTGTTATCCGCGGGAGCTGGGGCACTTCCCCAGTATATATTCTTACCAAACTTAAATTCTATTGTGGCTGAAGTAGTAGCCCCTCTAGAATCTTCGACTGTCAGAACAAAGGTTTTATCGTCATCAAGCACACCATCATATGTCGCAGTTCTAACGTCGGCAGATATTGATATATCTGTAAGTGACTGATCAACTACCAATTTGTTTGTAGTCCATGTGAATACTACGTTCTGTAACGAAATACCTTTTTCATATACTATGTCAGTTGGAACACTTGCTGTAAAACTTGTGATAACTGGTTTCTGATAGTAATAGTCATCTACAAGTTGGTCTAACTGAGCAAATATTCTATCAATAGCATTCTGAACAGTAGTAGAATCTACACCAGAAGTGGTATTATCATAGTTGACGTTACGTGCTTCCTCACCATTTAATGAATTAAATTTGTTGTCCAATTCATCAAGAGCGTCCGCAACAGTAGTAGAAACAAGAGATGTATATATTGATGTATAATTAATATTATCTGCATTACTTTGCGTAGTTATGTCTTGTGCGTTTTTATTAATAAAATCATTTAATCTATCAATAGCATCTTGCACATTATCTACTAATATTCCGTCAATTCCTCTTATTTGAGAATCAGTAGCATCATAATCAACAGCATCAGCAGAACTTGCTCCACCACTGCCTGATCCACCAGTAACAATACGTTGCTTATAAATATAAGTAACGGTATATGTTAAACCATTATGGTTCATAGCACGGTCTGCATTATAAGCAGTTAAGGTGGCATTTAAGAAATCAGTATCCCACCCAACTTTAACTAAATAATCAGCACCGTTTGAATTGGTGTCAGTTCCGTATGAAATACATGTGCGAGTTGCTTGTTTACCTATGACTATACGAGCAGCATACTGATTAGCTGCAAGCATACCGGTAATAAAAACAATTTCAGGAACATAATCAAAGTGTAGAGCACTATTAGTTGCCGTGCCATTACCTGTATAGGTATAGGTGGCAATCTTTGCAACATAAGTCACTCCACCGGTTCCGCCAGATCCACCCATACTTGCTATTTCGTCAATGGCTTGTTGAGCAGTAGTAGCGTCTAATCCAGAATACTGATTATCATAAGCTAATTGACTTATATCGGTAGGAATATCATCGTGTGTTTGTCCTATTAATGTAATAGTTTCATCTATTGCATCTTGAACATTAGTAGCGGTCAAGCCCGATGTAGTATTGTCATAATCAACCATACTTGCATCATCTATTGACGATATAAGATTTTCTACCTTTGCATTAACCTCATCAATAGCATCATTAGTATTGGTTGCTGTTAATCCAGAAGTAGTATGGTCATAACTTTCTGTCTTTGCAGTTTGCACCGGCTTATTCTCAATAGTAGTAACTCTTGTATTAAGATTTGTTAATTGAGTATTAGCTGCATCAACTGAAGAGTCTATTTCGTCTATTGCTGCTTGGACATCAGTTGCAGTTAATCCAGACATAGTATTAGAATAATCTATATCCGAAGCTGTAGGTGTATCCAAAGCAGCAACAGTATCAGATAAACTCTGTACTTGTGCTGGTAATCCAGACAACGTACCCATATCAGTATTCAAACTATCTAATTCATCTTTGACATTAGAAGAGCCATATACTACGTCTTGAGCATACACCGTTCCTTGAGCAGCAACAGGTTGATTATCATATAATAATTTGCCGTCTGCATCTTCTGAAAACTTACCAACTGTATCTAAATCTATTTTTGCTATATCAGTTGTATTTGTATCAACAGCAGTTGTTAAGGTATTAATTTTTCCCTCTGCTGTTGTAAGTCTGCCATCTAATGCCGTAGTTGTAGTTGTTAAATTTGTGATACCAGTTGCATTAGTATTGATAGAAGTTTGCAATCCATTGATTAGAGTTTTAATCGCTTCTAGGGCTTGCTGAACATTAGTTGCATTATACCCAGTGTTGGTGTCATCATAATTAACATCAGCGGCCGAATCAAAATCTTGAATTATTTGAGTAATCTTAGCGTCTGTTTGATTAATTAATGTTGTATTATTAGCGATTAGCGTTACAAGCTCGTCAAGAGCAGCTTGCACATTGGCAGAACTAATCTGACTTGTAGTATTGTCGTAATTAATCCCAACGGCTTCCGTTGTTAATTCAATAGCCTGAATATCTTGATATATTTTATCCAAGGCAGCCTGAACATTATTTACATTATATCCAGATACTGTATTACTATATCCAACATTCTCCGCCATTAAGTTGGCAAGAGCGGCAATATCTCTGGCAAGAACTACATCTAATGTTTCTCCGTTATAAGAAACGTGAGAACTATCCATAAGCCAATCATCAAGACGAGCATCAATCTCATCAATTGCTTGCTGTACGTTTGTTGCAGCCATTTTAGAGATGGTAGCATCATATTGAATTTCAAATGCTTCATCAATTTTGTCCTGATTCTCTAATGATACAACTCTTGAATTTACTTCATTTAGTACGCCCTGAACGTTTTTACTTACGAATGTAGATTGAGCATTGTCAAAAGTAACTTTTGCCGCAGACACTATTGAATCCATCTTTGCATAATCAGATAAATCAATGGTAACTACGCCATTTGCGTCTTTGTTATAAACCGTTCCTTCTTGGTTTTTGACACCTTTAACTACCACACTATCAAGGGCAGAGACTGAGGCATCAATCTTGCTTTTTATTTTTTGTAAGAGGTACTGGAGTTTGCCCGTACCGATCCAACGATACGTTTTCATGGTCACCTCCTAATTATGTCGGCCATACAGTTGCAATAATCGCATCAATTTCTGCGGTAGTAATTTCTACCATCTCTTCATCTTTAACATAGCCAGATAAATCAACCTCCGTAGTTCCTATTAACTCATAATAAGATTCTTCGGGATTAACAGACGTATCAGTAAACCAAATATATTCTTCGAATACATTAGGATTTGATGCTGTCGCTACAACAACTGTGATGGTATCACTTGCTGATGGAGTAGCAGTTACATCATAAGAAATTCCGTAATCAGCAAGATTAACTGCGTTCGAATTATAAACCCAATTAGTTCCATCAAATGTAAATACATATGTTCCATTAGCCGATATTTCGCTTACAAATATAGCCTTATCCACAGTGACATCAGCACCAACAATAGTAGTGGTTGCTGTTATAGTTTTTATAGGAAGAAGATATATCTTATTGCTCAGCCCCGGATTTGGCAATGTATCTACTTTAACAAATTCTAATCCAGCCGCTTTCGCAACTTCTTCATATATCTTTTTTGCAGACCATGTTTTGTCGGTTGCCGTGCTTGTGGTATCATCAATAAGATTAGCCGCATCAGGAAAATGCTGCTTTAATTTCTGAGTAAAATATAATAATCTACGTTCCGAAACGTAATCATAAGTCTGAGACATGTTATACCCCTTTCTATGAACCAAATACTGAAAATATAATGTCGTCTATTTCCTGCTCTGTTATTTCATCCAAATCAACGCTACCATCACTGCTTATCTTTTTAAGAGTCCCAGAGGAGTCTATTATTTGATAAAGCGTTGTACTTTCATCGCCAGATAACGTTTCTTCTACAACGGCCAATATTTGACCAACATATGCGACAGGATCATTTTCCGCATAATTGACTGCATCCGCATAACTTAATTTAACATAATCATTATCAAGCGGAACAGGATTACCCCGACGTATATTAAGAGGAGAGCCATAACCGTAGTTAGGATTATAGTTTACTATCATACTTTTACTAGCCATTGGTTATCTCCTCCTTTATTTCATAGTTATTTTATGCACTTCAAATGGGTCTATTTTTTCTGGTTGATAACACCACCATACGTAATCAACCATATTTGTCCCAGTCTTTCTTAAATCATCCACAGAAAGATATGTATCCTTTTTTACATACGTAGCGGTTATATCTGTTATAAGACCATCGGTCTTTTCTACCTTTGATATACCGCCCCTAGTATTTGATTTGGGCACAGCGACAATAATTCGTTTTATATCAGTTCTTCCGTCCACCTTGATTTCAAATGTTTTAGAAGAATTATAATTACCACCATTTGTTAATGCACGAACATCATCACTTGTTAAACTATTTGTATGAGTTAACAGCCCATAGAAGAACGCTCTGTATCCAGTGGTAGTGCCAGATGTTTTTGATATAGTTCCAGCACTTATTTGTATTGGAGGATCAGATACGTTACCAATATTTGTTTTAGCAATATTACCAGCAGAGTTCTTAACACTTGCTGAAATGCTATATGATGTATTGTCTAAAACAACAAAACTAGGAAAACTTCCACTTTTATTAGTAGAAGAGTGTCCATCTGAATCTGCAACATTTAAATCGCTGAATGTAACTCCAGTTGTACTATTATATGTATAAGAACCTTCGTTAAATGAAATGCTATATGAAGGATTAATTGTCGTACCAACTTCTTTCGCACCAGATTGCGGATACGATAAGGTCATAGACGGATTTGTTTTAGTGGGCTGTTCTTCTTTAGTAAATACCGTAGTAAGCAGATTAGTAAGAGTGGTTCCCTTAGATGGGAGTGTTCTAGTCTCTTTAAGCCCCTTTGTAATATTTCCAACTTCTTCATATTCTCCAGCAAGAAGAATATCTTGAGATATAATTACGTTGTCAGAGCTGACGTTTCCACTAAATGCTACCCACAAATTATCATAATATTGATAGCCAGCAACAACACCGTAGTCATCTTTAATTACTAAAACATCACCATTATTAAATGTGCTTACTGGCAGAGTTCTTGCAGCCTTATCAGGATCTGTAAGGTCATCTTGAATAACCACATAAATTGCTTCATCATGTGATTCACCGCCACCACCGGGTTTATATCCAATAACTTCCTTAGAATTAGCGTCTAATACTTGGAATGTACTTGTGGTAGATTTAAATACTAATTCGTCACCATCATAGAACAGCACCCTAATTGACACGGTGCCTTCTCTTTTTGTCATCCATCCAAGAACTGGGACTGTAATTGATAGATACCCTACTTTATAGGGTGTGATATCATACTCCACATCCATATTACACATATCTTGTCCCGCTCCGTTTGGAACAGATATTTCTATGTGCGGATTTAATGATGATAAATCTCGTCCAAAAACAAAAGGAGGCATTATTAAATGCAATGAATTAACATTATCTTCTTGTTCTAAGACATAGTAGACTTTAGATGTTCGTATTAAAGTTTTGTCTACTAATAAAAAGCAAAGATCCATTTTTCCTCCTTTCATAAAAATAGGATAGTACAGAGTCGAACCGGACTATCCTCTAAATAAAATCTTCGTTTTATTATCTGCTACGACGCTATTGTTGTTTTTTATAAATATGTCGTACATATCTATCCCTTTCTATAAAAAAAATAGAAGAGTGCAATTACTCACACCCTTCATTACTATAATACATATTTTTTATGTTCAGATACTAAATCAGACTGGATAATTTCAGAATCATCAAAACCCGTTACATCTCCAAATCTAATCATTGATATTTACTTCCTTATCTGCAATAGAGCGTTAATCGTTATTGGTTCTGTCATCCTCTTCATCCTCTAAAATAATAATCTCGGCATCATCGAATCCCGTAATGTCGCCTTGCCTTACTGTGTTCATACTTTTACCTAGCAATGCATTATTTGTAGACATATAGGCATTAGACCGTAAAAATTAGTTTGTCCGTTATAAATATAATCGCCTGCACTATATTCTATAAAAGTAGGTGTTGCCGTTGCACCAAGTTGTAATCTAATATCTGTTTTTGCAAGAAGGGTGCATGTGTGACCACTCATTAACCAACTGATGTTCTCGTCCTCGTAACTACAATCCCACCCAGATACTACTTTCTCTCCGTTTTTAAAAAGATAATAAGTTGCTGAGTAATACGTAAACCAATATACTGTGCTTTCGCCACTACCGCCCCCACTACCACTAGCCATTAGCTCTGTAAACATCTATTCCTCTCTTTCTACCCTCTCGGATAGGGAGAGGGATTTTAATTATTCTAAAACAACGATATCGCAAGGACAATGATTATAAAATGTATCTAAATTATTATATATATAATCCCCTGCTAAATATATCGATTTATATTCGCAACCAAAAGCCATCTTTTTAGTTTGAATTGTCATCTTATGAGTGTCTAAACTAAAAATCAAATTATCATCTGTGTAGTTTCCACCATATACTGCTGATAAAGTCGCTACTTGGATATTATCCTTATATATAATATAATTAGGCGTAGAGTATTCTATTTTATAATAAGAAAGAGTACCCCCCCCTCGCTAGACATTGCCAACATTTCACTAAACATAATATTTATCTCCTTTAAATCTTATGTACTTATAGGCGGTATATTTCAACCGCCTGTATTAATTAAGCCTCTTTAGCAGGTTTGTCAATGAACTTAACACACCCATCATAAACATCAAGGTTTCCATCGACTAATTTAACAACTCCCTGTACTTTTCCGTCATCATTAAGAAGAGACGCTACCCACTGATAGAAACTAACTTCTAAAGACTGAGGGTCAGAGTCTTCAAATTTAACAAGACAACTACCGTTGATATTCTGAATAACTGCATAATGTTCCATAATCATTTCCTCCTTACTTGTTAACCATAACTGTTACATTTGTCATATCTTTTAATCTTTCGGCAAATTTAATAGTTAATCTATTTTCAATACGATTAACCTCATATTCACCATCATAATTATCAAAGAATATTGTTGTATTACCTTCTGGTACATTATAGAATACTTTTTCTATCTCACCATAAAATGCCTTTTTAGTTTCTTCATAAGGTGTAATAGCATTAACCTTTGAATCAACTTGACTTATCCTAGAATTAACCCTATCAATAGCACTAGGCGGTAAAGGTGTATCTGAACCTTTAGGATAAATTATTTCATCGTGTTCTGTTGAATATTCATTTTGACGATAGAGATATTTATAATCTGAAAAATCAGATATAACTTCATCTTTATCGTTATATAATTTAAAACCTTTGTCTGTTTCGGGGATATCTTCACCTATAAAACGTATTGCATTATATCCGTGTTGTGTTGTAAATGGTGATATAGATACGTTATAGTGAACATCATCTCCATTAATCTTTATATAAGACACGTTCTATATTCTCCTTTCTTATTTATTTTTTATATAATAAAATTAGAATTTTATTTAGTTATTGTTGTGTTGATTACTATTTTACATAACTTCAACAATAATAGTTGCATATGTTGACGCTCTTTGAGTACAAGAAACTAAACCCGTAGTCTTATCATATGTTGGCATTGTAACCCCCTCATACGGTTGAAAATAGGCATTTGTTGTTTGGTAAAATGAATCTCCATTTTCATCGATAAATAATAATGCGTCAGAGGTCTTTTTTATAAATAAACTAGAAGCATTATCCCCAATCGCATACTTATTAAATGCCGCAGAACCCGAATCGGCTTTTAATGCGTATATTTTATTTTTAAGATTAGGTTGTAAAGTGAACGTTACAGTAGTTGAGCCAGTTTTGGCAGTATCAGCAACTACCCAATCATTAATATTTTTTAATGCGCTACCGCCACCACCACTAGCACCTGTTTCCATTTTTACTAACATATTTTTCTCCTTTTATTAAATAAAAGATTTATTTTATTATGATTATGGTTGATTTTTATGTAAGATATTTTATTTCTTTCTTATTTTATTGAAGCATAATAATTATATCAACATAATAAGCTGTAGAAGTAATTCTAATGGCATCACCAGAACTTATAGGAATATCTATAACATTCTTTTTATAAGGCGAACCTTGAACAGCACATACTTCTGTTCCATTAATAGATACATATGATTCCCCAGCGTTATCTCCGTTATTAATAAAAATACTTAATTTGCCACTCACTTTAGATGTAAATGTTGCATCGGGTTTTCCGCTAGTATTAGAAATTGTTCCACTTACATAAGTTAGTAAATCCTCATTATAAAATTCATTTGACGATATACCCGAAGCTGATACAGAAAATAACATCAAAGTATTACCACTAACTCCACCAACTTCACCATAATCAACTTTAATTATACTCATTATTCCTCTCTTTCTACCCTCTCGGATAGGGAGAGGGATTTTAATCTAAACTTTCATAACATACCCAATAATTCCTACTGGTGCTTGATTCTTTGAACGATAAAGTCAAAATGCTAGATGAAGCATCATATGACATAGTAAATTGTGCAGGATAAGTATTTTTCAATGGAGTAAACGCACCATTTTTTACTTCGCCTAAACAATGTTCTAAATCACTTATCATAGCATAAGCATTTTTAGTATGAAATGTTATATCTTTGATGCCCGTGTTTGAAGAGTTAACGAATGTTAATTCAGTACCCCCCTATAGTACCGTAGTCTACTTTAATTATTGCCATAACCTTTTTCTCCTTTTAGCTAATTTCGTTTCTTGTATATGTAATATCAACTGCAATACGTGCCGTTTCGGGTTTTATACTATTTCCAAACTTAATACAAATCTTGCCCGTATCAGTATCTAAAATATAACCGCCGAGACACGCTGTATCACCGGTTGGATCAAATTTAATTGAAACATCTACATCATCAGAATATTGTTCATAATATGTTGCAATATCTCCAACAACAGGACTAGCTACCGGAGTATATGTGTAATTAGGAGAAGTACCACTTCTGGTATAATAAGTTTTTCCTGTTACTATGGCACTATCTTTGGTAAGCATATAATATACCGGTACTTTAAATGCAGCGTCATACCACCAATCAGCTTCGTCTGTTGCCGGTGCAATTGATGATACATCCCCCTCAAACCATGTTCCTATACCAGTACTTCCAATACTTGCACTCCCTATAGGGGTTGTTCCAACCATTACCCTACGAATCTTTTTTTCATTAGTCCAATTCTTTATTCCAAAAAGTGATGCAACGCTATCATTTGTAGCTATTGCTCCATTAACGGCTTCAACGACATCATTTTCAGAAAGAGTAGAGGATGGAACGGGAGACATAGTATGGCCGCCTCCACCTCCAACTTCATATAAAATTCCCATTTCATTTTCCTCCTATTTAATCTATTTTTGTAGCAACTACCCACAAAGTTCCGTTTGTAGTTGGTTTCTTGTTAAAAGTAACTGTAAGTACGGAAGAAGAATAAGAAATGTTACTTTGACTTATTTTATTTTCAGTACTAAATAATTCAATCGTATAAGTACCGGTTTCTAAATTAATAGATATACTACATGAACTTGCATTGGCCGAATATGTATTACTACCGATTACTTTATTTCCGCCAGTATCATTTGCTAATTCAAGCTTACCGGAACTATTAACTTTAAGAATTTTACCGACATTTGTGGCTCCTTGATCCGTATTAATTTTTGCATTATTAAGACCAACTAAGGCTCCTTCTACGGTACTTTGTGATACTCCCTCAACAACAATAGGAGTAGAGAGTACTTTATCTTGTTTACTAGATAAATCTATAAGAGTACCAAAATCATCGTATTTATAAACGGGAGATGCGTCAGTGCCTATATTTATAACTGCCCAATACTTTCCAGCAGGTTCAGATACTCCAGGGCCTACCACGAAATTTGAATCTGTAGTGAAAGCATCTTTAATAAGATAAAAGAAGTTTAAATTAGTCGATGTAGGAGCAGGTAAATCTACAAAATTAACCGCTCCACCATAGGTTATAAGATTACTTTCTTTCGCATCGGCGATTCTTCTTAACTGAATAAGTATATCCTGACCTGTTTCATCAAGAATGGGAGGTTTAGTTACTGTTGCCATATATTTACCTCCTAATTAATTGTTATAAGTTACGCATATCATTCCGTCCACAACGGATAACGGAACTTCTGTAGCTATAGTTTCATCGCCGGTGGTAGGATCAGTTGTAACTTCAATACCATCTCCGACTATATATTTTCTTTGATATAAAGAAGAAAGAATTTTAGTGTTAAAATTTTTTAACGCTTGTAATAAATAGCTTTTATCTATTGCTTTCTTAGCCATTTTTTCTCCTTTCTAAAATAGAAGAGGAGAGTAATCTCTCCTCTTTTTTACCATTCTGTATCAAAATCAATCTGTGTTGTCTCAAAATCTATAGCAAGTTCGTCATTACTTGCACCTGCAAATTTAAGACCACTGAGGTTACTTCCTGTAAGCTGGTCAATGTTAAGCTTAATCTTAACTACCTGACTACCAGATACAGTTGAAATATCAATACCTTCTCCGGCCGTATAAACATCTACGAGGTCTTTAACATTAATATAAATATGTTCGTCAGTTGTAGGATCTGAAGGATCTTCAGCCTTAACGTTAACTACGAAATCTATATATTTATCTCCAACTTGGAAGTTAGGATCTCCATCAAACTTTCCACCAGCAGCCTTATCAGCAGCAGTAACCGTATTAACAGTACCACTCTTAACAAGGAAGTCCTTAGGAATATTAATCTTAGTAGAACCTACTATAGGAGAAGGTGTACCACCGGCTGTTGCACCATAAAGCTGATATGTTGCAATATATCCGGGATCTGCTGTAGTCTCCTTAACAATCGAATATTCAACTCCGGCAGGAATCTCCATTACAGCTTTCTCTTCCCACTTATATGTACCAGGAGTAGTAGCATCCTGTTGAACAATATAGAAATATCCATTCTTAAGGTTGTTCGTAGAGTCATCAGCACCTACATACTGAATAATTTTACCTTCTGTAGTAGCCGATGCTGCAGGCATAGCTGAAAAAGTTGCGTACTTCTCAATATAACCTTTCTTAAGAATATCAGCATCAAAATCTCTTAAAGTCTGAAGTAAATAACTCTTATCAATTGCTTTGTTTGCCATTTTAAATTCCTCCTTAAAAAAATTACCAATCGTTATTAAAATCTATGGGATCACTTTCATAAGTATCCGGATCCTCGACACCTATCGGATCCCAACTATATACACCGGTTGTATCATCACGTTTACACTGATAAAAACAACCGTTAATATAATCAGTAGTGGTAGTTCCAACATACTGATATATATTTCCGTATTCTGAAGCGGATGCAGTAGGGAAGGTAGTAACTTGAATTGAGCCACCACCACCACTATTACGCTGTACATCCTTTTGTACCCATTTATAAACACCACCATCTAATACACATTCATAGAAGTATCCATTGGTATATTGAGAAGTGGTAGAACCTACATATTGAAGAATAGCTCCAACATTAGAAGCACTGGGAGCTGGAAGAGTAGTAAATTGTGAATTTACCTTTCCACAATTTATTTCAGTTCCATCTGTAAGAAGTATTTTTAAGTTACCGTTATCATCTATAGATGCACCAGCAACTCCAACACCATCTTCTATATCAAAAGAATCAAAGTGATCTACTCCGGTTGTATCCGTCCACTTAAGTGTAACGGTTGTAATACCATTAGTTTTTGATATACCATCAACTTCACACGGAGCACCTTTAAGAGCACCAATACCAATAAGGGAGTTATTAATATACTTCTTAAGAATCGCATAGGTTTGTATATCCAAGAATCATCACTCCCTTCTTATAATTCACCCCAAGTATTATCACCTTTAAGCGTATAAACTGTAGAGTCAGGCAAGAGGCACACGCTTCCCGCGCTGACCTTATTCATGTGTTGTAATTCTGCCTTACCATCTTGGGTAAGATTCGGGAGGTTTGCCAGTTCTGCTTTTGTATCAGCATAGAATTCAGCATAATCCTGATCCCTATTGTATTTTGTACAAGAAACCATGTTTCCTCCTTAACTAAATAAAAGAAAAGTTTTATTCAGACTTTTCTTTACTCATATTTGCTATCTGATTTACTGTCTGCAACACCTTGTCAAAACCAAGCATGCTTGCAATCCATACCGCCACCGTCATAAGAATCATACAAATGATGTTATTAACAGTCCAAGGTATATTCATAAGCATATATACAACAGCAGTACCACCACAACCAACAACTATTGCGTTTACAAGTGCAATAATATTAGCCGAGTAATCTTTCTTCATGTTTGCATACATTTTCTTGATTGCTTCCGTAAGCAGAGCAGTAACCATACCACCAATTGTTAATATTGTTATAAATAAAGTAATACTCATATTATTTTCTCCTTGTTATCCAACGGCTTCATCATCAACTATGCCATTTTCAGCATCTTTCATTCTAAGTTCATACATAAATCCGGTATTAGAAGTATTCTCTTTAAGAGATTTAATCTGATAAACAATAAGTGTTATAGCATCACCTATTACTGCAGTAATAAGAGTTGGAAGAGCACTTATATCTCTCAGATAATACATAATGTATAAAGTATAAAGTTCTATAAGCGTAAAATTAATGAGTAAGAATATTGTTAACTTCTTACCCATTGCCATTTTACGTTTACCATTTTCACCGTATTTAATCTTGTTTAACTTTTGTTTGAATTTCTGTCGTTTGGCATATCTACGAGCCATGATCTCCATTATTTTTTCGATCTTCGTCATATGATCATCCTCCGTAGAGTTCATCATACTTGTTCTCTATAAATACCATTTCATGCTCAGTAAATCCATTCTTAATCTGTCTCTTTGCTATTATGTTTTCGTATTCGGCATTACTTTCGATAATATCTTGGAATGCATCCTTTGAAGGAGTTTTGCCATTTCTGATATTATCACTGAATTTCAAGATTTCACGTCTCAGCCGTCTTGCTTCGCGTTGATCTGCATCCACTACTACTTTATTTAAAATATCAGTAATGTTATCTATCTTATTATTCATCGCAGAAAGATCTTTATTGATATTTTCTATTGTGACATCGTGCTCCAGAACTTTTTTATTTCTTTTTTCAAAATCATTTCTAAATGCACGATATTTTTCTACAAATTTATATATACCTAAAACAAGAAAACCAATAGCAAGTATCCACGCAATAAGAGTACCTAAGGATATCTGATTAAATAAATCTATATATTCCATTTCATATTTCCTTTCTATTTAATAAATATCCTTTTTATCGATTCTTCTTTATTACTTCCATACATATTATAACCGGTGTATAATATGACTTGTCAGGATCTACGGACGTATCGGAGGTTACACTAAATGTATCCCCGTTTTTCTCATACCAACCTTTTGCTGAAGGATCTTCTGTACCACTTGGAGTTACTTTTAATTTCTCATTATTAAGATTAGAGAAATCAAGAGTGACACTTATGCTACCATCCGTAATAGTAACTGGGTTATTTTTATTAGAAAATACTCCCTGTAATGACGTTAAATATTTTACATGATAATAATATATTGTCCCCTCAGCATCGGCTTTAGAAAACATATAATCTGAGCCGGTTATAGTTAAAGAAGTCATTCCGGGATTTAAAGTGCCATAATAACGTTTAGTGTTTTTTAAATCATCAATGAATGTAATTGGCCCAAATGAAAAAGAAGGATTCCAAGTAGAATTCGTTGATGTTACTGCGGAACAAACATAGGATTCGCCCGTTGTATTATTAATGTACAAATCTCCGATTAAAGCATTAGTTTCGTTAAAAACAGTACTTGTTTGTACACCAGATCCAGTAATATCAGTACCGCTCTTAATCTCTGAACCTCTTAAATTAAATTCTAAATCAAAAGCTTTATCTGAAACACCACCACTTTCCGTTACATTTACACTGGATTTACCAGATGTGCGTTGCACAGATGCGGTAACAGCATTATCGGCAAAACCTGCGTCAGTACCATTAAATACTGAAATAGGATCACTTTGCCTTCCTTTTGTGTAATATGTTTTACTGATATCAACACTTGTATCTGAAGTAATAGTATATACATAATTAGGAGCTGAACCAGAACGTTCATACCATCCTAAATCATGAGGATTTGTATTAGCATCAGTGTCTGAAATTGATGTGGGCTCATATCCGGGGTTATCATAAATAAATCTAAATACTTTTTCACCGTTAGATATATCGCCATCATCTTTTAATTTTTCCATATGATCAACGCTAACACCATTTTTAGTAACACTATAAAATTCAGCGAATGTTGCGTCTGTAAAAGTAACCCGTGTTTTAATCCACATATATCCACCGGGAGCTATAGTAGAAGGCCATCCGGTACTCCAAGGTTCTGTATCTGAGGGCGGCGTTGGTGTATATTCATCTACGACTAAATATTTGCTCCAAGTATTAGATTGATCAATACCACTAATCATTGATGCCCATGTATAATTGGAAGCTATATTAATATCTAGACTAGGATCTGAGTCATCTCTAATATTTGTACTATTATAAAAACCTATACATGTTAATATTTCTCCTGTAATTGGATCAACGGGAGTCCAAGACATACCGGTACCGACTGTATCTTTAGCATATCTAATATAAGTTTTTTCCATTATATTGAGTTGACCACCCGCAGCCGTAGGATTTATAACCGGTGCCCATTCCATATTACCAGTATCAGTATCAAGATATGCATAATAAACATTACCATTAGAACCATCTAAATAGTAATCATTTGCATGTGTATCAGCACTGGCAGGAGACGGAGGAGCTGTATAATCAACCACCCAACTATTGGAATCTGCTGCTTTTGCTATTATCTGATTAAGAGCTTCATATTCATCAGATGCTTGAAGAGCAATGATATCATATGGAGCCTCAGTAACAACAATATTAAATGAAAAAGATAATATATAATTTGATCCGTTGTATATACCTACCGAATATTTTCCTATACCAGCAAATGAAAGCACTCCATTTGTTAATGGTATAGTTATTAAGTCATCTTGAGTAGGTGAAACAGTACAAGGATTAAATATATTGTATCCTCCAGCGTTTTTACCTTCTAATATAGCCGTAGAGCCAGATGGAATATGATATGCCGAACCATTCTGTACAAGAGTGACATCCACATATCTGGCTTGACTATCTCCCTGTGGAGCAATTTCAAAGTAATAATTGGTATCATTAGCAAGATCTATAATCTGCTTACCAA